GATGATATACCGGTTGCGAGTATCACAGAGGATTTTTCACAGAAATGTCAAAATGCCACAATCGGATTGTTAAGAGATCAGGTTATAGCGTCATGCGCTATTCCGGGAGAAACATCGTTTAGAGACATTTTTAACCAGTTAGGTATTAAGGAGGACAATATGGATAGAAGTTTAGCGGACAAGAAATTTAAGAGAGTAACTATTGAGTGCGAGGACGGCACGACTTACGCTGGAAAGATCAATCATGTATGCGGCAGCCCGTATCGTTGCGACAAACTGTGTGTAGAAGCAATGGTTGAGGACAAGCCTATTGGAGCATACGGTATCGAGAAAGTCCTGTTCCAGAATCCAGCAACAATCGTATTTTGGTCTGACGGCACAAAGACGGTTGTAAACTGCATGGATAATGTGGAAATCAAGAAAAAGGTTGTTGATGGCAAGGAAATAACCATCCGTAAGCCTAAAAAGGCTGATACCTATTCCGAGGAAGCCGGTCTGGCTATGGCTATCGTGAAGAAATGGGCTGGCAACAACGGAAATTATAACAACATCTTCCGTGAGTTCATCCCCGGGATGGCGGAGTATGAAAAAGATGTAAAGAAATCTGCAAAGAAAGCTAAAAAGGCACAGAAATCGGAGGAATAACCAATGACGCTGAGGGAATTTGCCAAGGGATATGACGGCAACATTATGCTGAAAGCATTTGAGAATGAGAAATCAACAACTCCGACAGCAATTATGATGACTCAGATTACGGATTCTATCAAGGATGAGGTTCTTGACAAAGAAGTATACAGCTACACAATGGTTTGCACTTCACTGTTTGAACGGTATCTGAGAGTGAATTTTGAAGCTGTGCCGGAGATCCCAAACGAAACGGAGGAAACCACATGAGAACCTATTTTTTTGACACAGAGTTTACTGGTCTGCGTAAGGACACAACTCTTATCAGCATAGGAATTGTCTCAGACACAGGAGATAGGTTCTATGCAGAGTTGACGGACTATGATGAGGGTATGTGTGATGAATGGATTGAGAAGAATGTTCTCGATCATTTGGTTTTGAGTGGCAATGCGGAGTTAGAAGAAAGTCTGGCAGCCGACAATAAAACAACGACTGTAATCGGCAGTAAGGCAGATGTTTGTTGCGAACTTATGGAATGGCTTGAAATGGACGCTAATTTTGACAGTGATTATGCTGCGGTATTCGTTTCAGATGTCTCGCATTACGATATGGTGTTACTGATTGACTTATTGGCAGGAAACGCTATGAAGTTGCCTAGGTTTATTACACCGGCTTGTCACGACATCAATCAGGACATTGCAACGATGCTTGATATTTCAGAAAAGGCAGCTTTTGACATTTCGAGAGAACAGCTCCTTACAAACAGAGGAATTGATTTGCCGAAAGGTCAAAAACACAATGCACTCTACGATGCGGAAGTTATCAAAGCGATATACGAGGACTTTTTCTCCGTGGGGGGGGGTAAAACAGGGAGGAAAAAGGAACCATGTCTGAGCAGGAAATGATAAAGAAACTCGGAGAACTTACGAGTGAGGTCGAAAAACTGAAAGCAAACAAGAAATCTCTGGCAGAAAG